GCAGATAGCTCTAGTATAACAACTGATTATGCATCAGTAGACTGGGATGATTTTTATTTAACAACAATAAACGTAAGTGGAGAAACAACTCCTTACGTTTCTAAAGGTTTAAAATTTTTAACACTAGATGATTGGAAAAGATATTATAGAGATTCTGAAAATGCAGATGATGCAGAAGGTTCAGATGCTAGTCACGGTGAACCTAGATATGTTATTAAAAGTCCAGACCATAGAAAGTTTGGATTAGGTCCAATACCTGATAAAGTTTATAACGTACATTTTTATGCGTTTGTAAAACCAACATCTTTATCAGCTTATGATGATACTATTGTTATGCCTGAACAGTATAGTAATGTTATAACAGCACGTACAAGATATTATGTACATCAATTTAAAGAAAATGTTCAACAATCAGCTTTTGCTCTTGATGAATATAAAAAAAATATGAGGGTTATGAAATCTAATTTAATTAATCCTACTCCAAAATATATGACAGACGATAGGACTTATTTCTAAATGGCAGGTTCTCAACCTTTTTCAGTACCGCTTGGAGGTGGACTTAATAAGTCTACAAACTCTTTAGCTTTACTACAAACACCCGGAGTTGCTACTAAGTTAAGAAACTTTGAAGTTGCAACAGAAGGTGGATATAGAAGAATAAACGGATTTAGTTTATTTGGAGATACATTACCTAACTCTAGTAATGATGTAGAAGGTTTACTTGTATATGCAGACGGTGTAATAGCTGTAGTAGGAAACGATATATTTTTTAGTAAAGATGGAGAAGATGCTTGGCTGCAATTAAACAAAGATAGTGTTGCAGGTAGTGGAGATAACTATTCTACATTTACTGGTAGAAGTGAGCTATCTTTAACAGGTTTAGACCAATGTGAGTTTGCAGTATTTGAAGGTACATCAGATTATGGCGAAGTAGTTATAACAGATAAAAGTGGTAATAACAAACCGTTTTTATTTAAAATGACCGGTACTTCTGCTGACATTACTACTAGAACATATTTTGCAAGTCAAATAACTATTAGTGGAACTACTAAAGCTAAGTTTTGTACAATACACGATAAACATTTAGTAGTCTCTGGAGACCCTAGTACACCTAATACAATTTATTACAGTAGTACTAATGACATAGATAGTTTTAGCGGTACAGGTTCAGGAAGTATAACATTAGAAGATAAAGTAGTAGGATTAAAAAGTTTCCGTAACGAATTATTTATATTTTGTCAAAACTCAATATTTAAATTACAGAATATAAATAACTCCAGTACTATAGCTGTAGTACCTGTTACTAAAAACGTAGGTTGTTTAGATGGTCAAACAATTCAAGAGATTGCTGGTGACTTAATATTTTTAGCACCTGATGGATTTAGAACAGTTGCTGGTACAGCTAGAATTGGTGACGTTGAGTTAGGAACTATTAGTAAACAAATACAACCTTTAATAAATAAAATTGCTGCAGCTTCAAACACTTTACAATTTAGTAGTGTTGTATTAAGAGATAAATCACAATACAGAATGTTTTATAGCTCTAGTAGTGATACTACAGCAAACTCAAAAGGTATTATAGGAACACTAAGACCTCAAGGATTTGAATGGTCAGAAACATTAGGAATACAAGCTCCTTCAATTACATCAGGTTTTAATAGTGCAGGATTAGAAAAAGTATTTCATGGTGATAGAGATGGAAAAATATTTAATCATAATACTGGTAACAGTTTTAATAACGTAGCTATATTAGCTGAGTATCAATCACCAGATTATGACTATGGAGATTTAGGAACTTTAAAAACTTTAGACTACGCTAAATTTTCATTTACTCCAGAAGGAGACTGTCAACCTACTTTAAGATATAAGTTTGATTATGATAGTAATACAACTCCACAACCAGTAGATATAGTTTTAGATTCTATTCCAGAACCAGCTATATTCGGTAGTGCTACATTTAGCACTGCAAAATTTGGAGCAGCAGAGGTGCCTTTAGTTAGGCAAACTTTAACAGGAAGCGGACACAGTAATTTCTTTAGAATTTTTAGTGAAGATACTAACGCACCATACACAATTAATGGTATCTATATAAACTATAGACCATCAGGAAGACAATAGGAGATATAAATAAATGGCTACTTACGTAAGACAAAGTTCATTCAGTGATGGTGATACAATCACAGCAGCACTATTTAATAATGAATTTAACCAATTAGTAAACGCTTTCAGTGTTACTGGAGGACACACCCATGACGGTTCAACAACCGGTGATGGTGGACCAATTTCAAATTTATTTAGTAATGCTTTAGTATTTGGTACTAATACCAATAATGACATTACTATAACATTTAATGCTACATCAAACGATGGTGTTTTAACATGGATGGAAGACGAGGATTACTTTAAATTCTCAGATGACCTATTAATAGACTCAACAGAAAAAGTACAATTTAGAGATACAGGATTATATATTTATTCTAGTGCTGATGGACAACTTGATATAGTAGCCGATACAGAAGTTCAAATAGCAGCAACTACAATAGACATGAATGGTAACGCTGATATATCTGGTAACTTAGGTATAGGTGGAAACTTAACAGTTACAGGTACAACTACTTTTAACGGTGGTACAATCACTATGGGTGATGCAGCTACTGACAATGTTGTGTTTGGTGCTGACGTAGACTCTAACATTATCCCTGATGATGATAATACTTATGATTTAGGTAGCTCTACACAAGAATGGAAAGACTTATACATAGACGGTGTTGCGTATTTAGATGCTATAAACTTTAACGGTACTACAATAACTGCAACAGCTGCAGAACTTAACATACTCGATGGTGTTACATCGACAGCTGCTGAACTAAATATCCTTGACGGTGTAACTTCGACAGCTGCTGAACTAAATATATTAGATGGTGTTACATCTACCGCAGCCGAACTTAACATCCTTGACGGTGTTACAAGCACTACAGCAGAACTTAACATCCTTGACGGTGTTACAGCTAGTGCAGCAGATATAAACCTTATAGACGGTATAACAAACGGAACAGTAATAGCAAGTAAAGCTATTATAACAGACGCTAACAAAGACATTACAGGTGGTAGAAATATTACTATTTCTGGAGAACTTGATGCAGGTTCACTTGATGTATCAGGCAACGTAGATGTTGACGGTACACTTGAAACAGATGCACTATCTATAAACGGTACAACAGTTACAAGTACTGCTGCAGAACTAAATATACTTGATGGAGTTACAGCTACTGCAACAGAATTAAATCTTATAGATGGCGTTACAGCTACAACTGCAGAACTAAACATATTAGATGGAGTAACATCCACTGCAGCAGAATTAAATATCCTTGATGGTAAAGCTTTCCTTGACGAAGATAACATGGCATCTAATAGTGCTACAGGTATTGCTTCTCAACAATCTATTAAAGCTTATGTAGATGCACAAATTACTGCAGAAGATTTAGACATTACTACAGACAGTGGAACTATTGCAATTGATTTAGATAGTGAAACATTAACTGTATCAGGCGGTACAGGTCTTGATAGTTCTGCAACAGGTAATGCAGTTACTCTAGCAATAGATAGCACAGTTGCTACACTTACAGGCTCACAAACTCTTACAAACAAATCACTTACTGCTCCTACGCTTACAGGTACAACTGTAGTAGCTTCACTAGACATCTCAGGCGATATAGACGTAGATGGTACAACTAACCTAGATGTAGTAGACATTGATGGTGCTGTAGACTTTGCATCTACAACAGCTCACGCAGGTAATGCAACCTTTGCTGACAATGCTAAAGCTATCTTTGGTGCTGGTTCAGATTTACAGATTTTCCACGATGGAGCTAATAGTTTTATTGAGGACACAGACATAGGCTCTTTGTTTTTAAAAACCAATGGAGCAGGGGTCTATCTTTATTCTGGCTCTGAGGCTTTAGCGACTTTCAATTCAAATGGTGCCAATAATTTTTACTATGACAATGCATTAAAACTTTCCACCACCTCCACAGGCATAGACGTAACAGGCGTTATAACAACTGACGGTCTTACAACAAGTGCTGACATAAACTTTGGCGATAGTGATAAAGCAGTTTTTGGAGCAGGTTCAGACTTACAGATTTATCATGATGGTACTCATAGTTACGTAAGTGACCAAGGTACTGGCTCTTTAAAAGTAAGAGGTTCAGGAGCTATTGATTTAGAAATTGCTGATGGTTCAGAATATTTAGCTAGGTTTTTAGCAGACGATGCTGTTCAACTTTATTTTAATGGTAATCAAAAACTAGCCACAACCTCAACAGGCATAGACGTTACTGGTACAGTAACTACTACAGGTAATATTACTCTAAATTCATCAGGAAACTTAGATTTATATATGGGTGTAACAGGAAGTACTGAAGCTGCATATCTATCAAGATACAATAATGATTTTTATGTATATAACAAAGAAACAACAGGCAGTTTACTTTTAGGAACTAATAACGCTGAAAAAATGCGTATTACTTCAGCAGGCAACGTAGGTATTGGAACGACTAGTCCTAGCATGAAAGTTAATATCTCTCATGCTGATGAAGATGGATTAAGATTTAATGTTGCAGACGGAGCTGCTAGTTTTATTGATTTTGGCGATGTTTCTGATAACGACATCGGAAGAATCAGCTATGACCATGCTGATAATCACATGGCATTTAGAACTAACAACGCAGAAAGAATGCGTATAGATTCTTCAGGCAACATTAAGTTTGGTGCAACTGGTGATGGTTACATAAGTGGAACAGCACCTAACACTTATAATAGTGGTTACAGCCAAGATAATGATTCTTGGTCAACTTGGATGAATTATAATGGCTATCAGGATGGAGCTTCACGTTACAGAGATTTTATAGTAGGAAATGGTAAACAAGGACGTATTGCAACTTTTGATGGTTCTTCAGGTTACGTGGGTATTGGAACGAGTAATCCTAGTAGTGCTTTACACGTAGTTGGAACTGTTACAGTTGATGCAGGTTCTAACGGCATGATAGACTTTGGAGATGTAACTTCTGCTTATGGTAGATTGTATGCAGATTCTTCAGGCACTTATATAGGCTCTAAAAGTAACCATAATCTTATACTTAGAACTAACAATACAGAAAGAATGCGTGTAGACACTTCAGGCAACGTTGGTATTGGAACGACTAGTCCTCTTAGTAAGCTCAATGTAAAAGGAACGCAAGGAAACTGGCGTGTTGACTCCGATTCTGTATCAGGTGAAATTCAAATTCTTTCAACTACTGTAGCTAATGATGGTTTTAGAAATTTTAGATTACGCTCTAATGAAAGTATTTTTGAAACTGGCGGTACAGAACGCATGCGTATAGATGCTTCAGGCAATGTGTTGGTGGGTAAGACTGCATTAGACAATACAACCGCAGGAACCAGAATTAACTCTGACGGCAGTGCCTCTTTTGTCAAAAACGGAAACCTTCTTTATTTAAACAGGAATACCACAGACGGAGACATAGTTACTTTTGCGAAAGACAACGCAAACGTAGGAGCAATTTCTGTACTTGGCGGAAATAATTTAACAATTTGTGGGATACAAACTAATCATTGTGGTTTGTCATTTGCGACAAACGCAATACTACCAGCAACACAGGGTGCGACTAATACTGGAACAGTTGACTTAGGTGCATCAAGTAATAAATTCAAAAACCTCTACCTTTCAGGTGGTGTTTATGCAAATAATGCTAGTGGTGCATTTTTATGGAATGCAGAGAACGCACATATTGCCTTTGGTACAAACAACGCTGAAAGAATGCGTATTGATTCTTCAGGCAACGTGTTGGTGGGTAAGACTACTGCTTCTGTTAATAGTGCTGGCTTGTATATTCCACCAAACGATTTTATGGCTTACACAAATACTTCAACCGATTCTGGTGATAGATGTTTGGTTTTAAACAGACAAAGTGGTACAGGTAATATTGTTGATTTCAAACAAGCAAATACTTTAGTTGGAAGTATATCAGTTACAGCTTCAGCAACAGCTTACAACACATCTTCAGATGCAAGACTCAAAGACGTTACAGGCAAAGCTCGTGGTTTAGAAGTAATTAACGAACTTAACCCAGTAGCTTACAACTGGAAAGCCGATGGTAAAGCAGACGAAGGTTTAATAGCTCAAGAAGTATTAGACATAGTTCCTAACGCTGTATCAGGTTCAGAAGAAGATATGTACCAAATGGACTACAGTAAATTAGTAACTCCGCTTATTAAAGCGGTGCAAGAACAACAAGAATTAATAACAACGCTACAAGCTGAAGTA